CAGGCGGGACCGGGAACTCCGTCTCGAACCATTCCACTCCGGCGGTGTACGTGCCCGACGGCGGGCCGTCGAGGTCCACGTCGTTGAGGCGAAGGCGCGGAAACCAGGCGGCGAAGGCGGGATCCGAGTCGTTGTGCCGAACGCGCGCGCGCAGCTTCACGCCAGTGACCGCGGCGTTGTTCGGTGCCGCCACATCGGTGAGCGCGAACGTCGAGTAGGCGAACCCGGCCGGCGGCGTCAGGCCCGTGGCGTCGTTCTGGTCCCCAGCGTCGGTGGCACTGCCGCTCATCCCTGTGTAGTGGCCGTTGGCCATCGGTCTGATGATCGTCGGCGTATCGGGGGTGCCTACGGCCGTGGCCTGCACGGTGTCCATCAGGTAGTCGACGCCGGGGGTGAGTGGGATTTGAACGTCCAATGCGCCGATGCGTTCGGCGGGGTTCTGTGGGTCCTGATAGTTGATCCGGATCGTGATCGATTCTCCCGGGGCGATGAGCGGCCGATCCTCCAGGCGGCCGAGCCCGACATATCCCGCATCGACGCGCCGAGGGTGGACGATCACGCGGATCTTGTTCACGACGTCACGGCGCGCCCGCGAGAGGCGCATGCCCATCATGGTCCCGCCGAGCGTCGCAAGGGCATCGGCGGCCGCGAGCCGGGCGTAACGATTCTCGAAACGCAGGGTGCCGTCCGCCTTCACGAACACCTGGCCCAGCTCGGATCGTGCGATCCGCGAGAACTCCGTCATGGCCGTCGTGTCGCGCGTCGCGTCGTTGGCGTATGGGTAGACGTCGCTCCCCTGGTCGAAGTGGACGGCAGCCGGAGCCTTGGGAACCGCGTCTACGATGGCCGTCATCACGTCGTCGGCACGCACGTCGGTCACCGTGGCGAGGCCGGTCAGCCGGTGTGCCGCGGCCTCTTCCATCCAGTCCACGCAGCTCACGAGAGTCTTGCGCTCGCCCAGGTGGTCGGGCATCGGGATAATCTCGTCGATGGTCCCCTGCCAGGCGATTCGCCAATGTCCCATGTGCGCGATGCGCAGCCGCACCCCGACGCCCAGGTCGAAACCCAGGCGCGCGCTGAAGTGGTCCGGGGAGTAATAGCCGGGGAGTCCGACGGAGTTGTCGACGCTGTTGTTCAACGAGAACGAGAGCTTGCCGGTATCGGCGACGCGGTCGTTCGGTCCGCTGCCTTGGATGCCGCGTTCGGCTCGAACGCTATCGCCGTCGAGGACGTCGCGGCTGACGTCTGTCCAGTCCCCGCTCGATCCGTCGAGCTGCATCTCGATTCGCCACTGCGGGTGCTCGGCGGGCATCATCATCGGCTCTGCTGCACCAGGTCGCGCGACACGATGGCGACCGCGCGCGGCAGGCGCGCTATCTCGGCACGGAGCCCGCGCAGCTCCTGCAGCATCAGCTCGTCACTGCCGCCCATGCTGGCCGGCTTCTGCCCGGCCGCGGCAGCAGCGACGCCGATGTCGATCGAGCTCGACACCAAGCTCTCGAGGGCGCCTGGCGTCATCACGGCTTCCCAGCCGTGGAGCATCACCGGCGTGCCGGTGCCCCAATACTCGATGTTCGGGCTGCCGACGGCGCGCCCCTCCATCATCTGTTCGCCGCCTCCGCCTCCGAAGTTGGCGATCGGCTCCATACTGATCTCGCCGGGGCGGTGCCCTGATTCCGTGTACTCGGTGTGGACGCGGAACTTGATGTCCTTCGGCAGCGCCCCCATTGCCTCGGCAATCGAGACGATGGCGTCTCGCGTGTCCAGCATCGCGTCGCGCATGACTTCCTGGGCGCTCCGATGCTGCTCCCCGACCGTGCCGGCGGCTGTTGCCTGGTCGATGAGGTTCTGCGTCGTCTCGTCGACCTGCAGCCCGGTCTTCTGCTGGATCTCCCAGATCTTCTGCAGCTCGGGCTGGAGGGCCGCCACGGCGGCGGGCCCCTCGACGCCTTCACGTGCGAGGGCCTCGATGTTGGCTCCGATCTGCGCCGTGATCCCGGCGAACGTCTCTTGCGTGAGCAGGCCCATGTTGTTCATGTTGACGAGGGCGCCCGCGAAACTGCCGATGCCCGAGACGAGCGGGCCCGTGACCTCGTCGGTGAAGATGCCGACCTGCTGCTCGAGGGCAAGGAAGGCCGCGCTCCCTTCGAGGCCGACGGCGTTGAGCTCCTCGCGCATCGCCTGAATGGCCGGTGTGATCTGGCCGATGGCGTCGGCCTGAGATAAGCCGGCCTCGCGCATCGCGGCGAAGTCGCCGACCAATGCCGCCGAAATGCCGGTCGCTGCGGTCTGGTTGACGAGGCCCTGGCCGCCCTTCTCCCGGCTGGCCTTCAGGCTGCCGAGGCCCCCCGCGAGATTGCCGGCGAGGCCCGTGGCCTGGCCGCGCATGAAATCCTGCAGGGCTTCGCTCTCGAGCCCGAATCGCTTCGCCAGGTCGACGAGCTCCTTCAAACCATCGCTGGCGAGGCCGGTCGTCTTGGAGACGTTGGCCGCCGCGACTTCGCCGAAGACCTCGTCGAACACCTCGCCGGCCTGTGAGAGCGACAGCTTGCCCTGCTCGACGGCAGAGAACAGGTCCCGGACCTTGCCCGTGGCCGCGCCCGTGCCGAACTTCTCGACGCCACCGGCCTCGCTGAAGATCGCCCCGAGGTTCGAGAGGGCGCCTGTCTCGATGTCGCCGCCGAATTTCTCTTTCGCGTCCTTGTCGATCTGTTCGGCCAGGCCCTCGGAGATCTGCTTGCCCCAGTGCTTGCCGACGTGCTCGAAGGCGCTCGCCTTCGTGATGAGCGCATCCGCGACGGCTTTCCCGACACTGAGGCCTATCGACGCGATCTGACCGATCGTCGCGGCGTTCCCCAGCAGGCTCGAGAGGCCCTTAGTACTGAACAGTCCCGCTCCGCCGGTGAGGCCGTCGGCCATACCGGTTTTGAGCGTCTTGAGAGCGCCGCCGATCCCCGCGACGCCACCGAGGATCTTGCTGCCCAGGTTGCTCCCGAGGATTTGCGTCAGGTCTGCGATGGCCGCGAGCTGCTGGTGCCAGTCGACCGTCTTATCGTTGATGTCGTCCAGGCTGTCCGACGCTTCCTTCATGCCGATCTTCAGCGGCTTGAGTGCCGTCGGCCACATCGTTCCGCTCGCCAGCTTGGACAATTCAAACTGCAGTCCGGTGCCGCCCGACGGCAACAGCTCCTGGATACCCATCGGAGTTGCGCTGGGGAACGCCATCATCTCGGGCCTTTGGCGCTTGACGATCTCCTTCAGGGCCGCCAGCGCGACGTCGTTGCCGGCTCCGCCGGCGTACTTGGAGAGGTCCTTGAGTCCCGCATCAGTGAACGAGCCGACACCCTTGGAGCGGAGAATGCTGCGATCGATCGCGGCCGCCTCGGCAATACGTGCACCCGTGAGCTCCTTCTCTCGTGCGGTGAGCTGCGCCGTGGCTTTGTCGGCTGCCTTCTTGGCCTCCTCCTCCGCCTCCGCATTGCGAAGGCGATCGGCAGTGGCCTGCTGGAGCTCGAGTCGATGACGATCGGCGTCGGCCTGGTTGATAGGGGGGGCAGGGGGACCGACCAGCTCACGAGGTGCGCCTTGCGCCGCAAACATCTGGAGGGGCAGTGTCACGCTCCCGGCAAGACCACCTGCTATTCCACCGCCCACCTGCAACGCGGTCAACGCGTTTACAGCGGAATCAACGAACGAGCCTTTCTTCTGGTCAGCGTTGTCCTTGAGCACCTTCCCGAGCCGCGCCATCGCCGCAGTGATCGCATCGATTGCGCCCACGATCACGGGTTCCTTGCCGGCCGCGGCGCCCAGTGCGACCCACATCTGATCCCAGGCGGCGGCCATTCCGTTTGTCTTCTGACGGAGTTCGTCGAGCTGGCCGATGCTGTCCGCGCTCATGACATTCGCGTCGTCCATCGCGCCCAGGCCGTCCATGATCAGTGGTGCAAGGTCGGCCCACGATTTGCCGAGAATGTCGACCGCCGCGGCATTGCGCAGAGCTGGATCCTCGACCAGCTTCAGCTTCTCGGCGACCGCAACCAGTTGTTCTTCCGGCGCCATCTCGCTGAGCTGCGCCATCGACAGTCCGAGCGCGGTGAACTTCTCCGGCGCGTCGATCATCGCTCGCTGCATCTTGATGACGGCACTGGTGACCTGCTCGAGCGACACTTCAGCAACGGCGGCGGCGTGTTCCAGGCGTTGCACGCTTTCGACCGACATGCCCGTGGCGATCGATGTGTCCTTGATCTTGTCGGCCCAAATCGATGCGTCGTTGACGAGCTTCGCGAGGCCTGCGCCGGCGGCCACTACAGCGCCGAGGCCGGCCGTTACAGCGCCGAGCCCAACTGCTGCAGCCGTACCAGCCGGACCAAGCGCTCCGAGCGCGCTGCCCAGGGAGCCGAGATTGCCGGTTGCACGCTGGACCGCGTCGGTCTTGATCCCTTCGAAGGCCTTCCCAACACCGGCCGCGCTGCTGGCGATGTTCTGCAGCGATGCCGGGACCGTGCCCCCGGCAGAGCGAAGGCCTTCGATCTTCCGCTGAAGGTTCCCGACCTGCACCTCGGTGAGCTTCGCGGTCCCGCCGATCTTCTCGATAGCGACGCTCAACTGCTGGAGCTGCGCCGTCGGGCGGACGCCGGTCAGCTCCTTGACGAGCCGGTTGACGGAACGCTCCGCCGAGGTCGAGCTCTTGTCGATGCGCTGCTCGAGGAACTTCCCGAGCTGCTCGACGGAGATCTTGCCGTCCGCGACGGCCTTCTGCAGGCCCCGGATATCACCGCCGATTTCGAGCTTGATTCCACCGATCGGCTGATCAGCCATGCATCACCGCCCGATCCGCCGCTGCAGGATCGCCGCGAAGCGCTGCATGAGACGAGGCCCGCCGTGGGCGTCGTCGGCTGGGCGAAGCCAGGGCTGCGCCTTCGTCTTCGACGTGCCAAACTCGAGGAAGTGGCCGATGTACGCGCGGCTCCTGGATCCGGTGACCTCAGGGCCGGGGATGCCGACGAAGACGCCGAACTCGCCCTGTGCTGCCTCCGGGTTCGCCCACACCGTGATTTGGTCCCCAGTGCGCCCGGTCTTGCGCGCAATCGTCCCGCGCGCGGCATCGGCCACCGGGCCGGCCGCCTCCATCGCGTCGCGGTTGAGCTGCTGCTGGTCCTCGAACCGACGCAGTAGCCCGTCGAGGGCCGAGCTCGCCGTGTTCGTCACCTTCGCCTTCAGCTTGATCACGAGGGCCTCCTTCGCTTCAGGTTGTGCTGCTGCGCCCAGGCGCGCCAGATGGACGCTTCCTGCTCGAGCGTCAGGGGCCGCGGACGCGCGGACGCGACCGGCTTGGCCGGCAAAAGGCTCGACAGTGAGGGGATGCCGCTCTTCCCGAAGCTGGCACCGGCGAGCGCCGCAGTGTGCCATGCGTGCCACATCATCGTTCTGCGCTGCTCGTCCAAGCGCCACCGGTACGCCTGAATCAGCATGTGCGTCTCCGTGATCGTGGCCTGCCAGAAGTCGGCGAGAAGCATCCCCGCTCGGAGGGCGGTCCTCAGGTAGTGGCCGTCGATTCCTTGCTCGTCGTCGCCGCCTTCGCCAACAACGCGGCCATCAGGGCCGCTTGCGCTTTTGGGTCCGGCTCGTCCGCCGGGAATTGCTTCGGCCGTGAGAACGTCAGGGCGCGCTCGAGCGCGTCACGTAACGACGGCCGGCCCTCCTCGGGCCGCCAGTCCATGAGCTCGCCGACCTTCTCGATGGTCATCAGCTTGTGGTGCCTCGAGAGAGCGATCAGATAGAACTCCGCCAATGCGCGCTCACTGGCGTTCACGTGATCGACGATGGCCTGGACGCCTTTCTTCTTGAACAGCTCCTCGGCGCGCCACCACTCGCGATTGCCGATGCGGAGCGTGTAGGTCTCGCCGGCGATCTCGACAGGCACGTCGCCGTACGCGTTCGCCGGCTCGACCCCGCGATAGTCGCGCGGCGTCCGCAGCGCAGCGATCGCCGCCAGGCCATCATCGTCGAGAGCGAACGCATGACCATCGATCAAGATCTTGATCTCGGCGGCCATGGGTTTACGAGAGGCTCGCGTTCTCGTCGATCTCGCCGTTCACCTTGTAGATGAACTCGAGCACGACCTGGCCGTCGATGTTCGACGGATCGATCGCGGCTCGCAACGGCACGGCCTCGAAGCCGAGGATGAGCTCGGGCACCACCGGAACCACGATGCGCATCTGAAAGTTTTCGCCGGCCGCCTTGTATGCACGAAGAGCGAGTTGGCCCGGGTCGTCCGGAATGAAGTTGAACTTCAGGGTCGGCTGGTCGCCGTCAGGGCGTCCCATGATGTACGTCTCCCGGTACGCGTCCGAGTACGTCGTCTTGACGAGCGGTGCCGTGTCGCCCACGCTCGGAGGCGTGGTGCACTCCTTTACCTGGATGAAACTGCCGGGGGTATCGGGGTCCTCGACATAGACCTTCGTCCCCATCGTGTGCTTCGCGAGCGTCGCCGGCGTTGCCATCACATCCTCCTTCTGCGGGGCTGAATACCAGCCGACGCTGATTTACGAACCGACGACAATGACCTCCAGCTCCACCGAATCCGTGGTGGACTTGTTCTCGAGCGTGAACAGATCTCCCGTGGTCGCTGTGACAGCCACGCCGGCGGCCGCTGGGAATACGTGGACGTACATGCCCCCAGGCCCGATCGGAATCACGGCGCCGGCGTTTCCCAGGAGCGTCGTAATGAAAACGCCCTTGAGGTGGACGTCCTCGTCCTGCGTCGACGCCACGGGCGGGAGGGGCCGCCGGATCGCAATCGCGACAACGCGCGTGAACGCCGCCACGACACCACCGGAGACACCGGACGGGTCGGAGAGGGTGCCGCTATCGAGGTCGTACGTGATGGTGCCGGACCCGGCAAGCGTCACCTTCTCGGCTACCACCTTCGTCGCCTGGTTGATGCCGGTGCCATCGGTAAGCGTCTTCGCCCAGGCCGCGGTCAGCGCCCACGGCGCGGAGCCGAGATCGGCGGATGTGGTCTTACGCAGGTTGATCCCGATAGATATGCTGCCACTGAGCGCCATAACGCCCCCCCCCCTATGCCGCGCGAGCGGCCGAAATCCTGAACGTCTGCATGCGGCGTGCGAGTCGCGTGTCCTGCTCGTCGGTGGGCGCGCCAGGGCCGCCGGTTTCCATGATTCGTTGGATGCGGACCCCGGCGACGATGCGCTCGCCCGGGTTCACCGCCGAGGACGCGAGCACGGCGGATGCGGTGGCCATGAGCCCGTCCGCGGCGGAACGCGTGCCCGCGTAGGCGTCGAGCTGCAGGCGATGGTCCTCGATGCCTGTGGCGCCTTCCGAGGATTGCTGCGCGAGCATCGGCCACGTCGTGAGGACAAGCGTCGGCCCGGGGAGGGTGTCGCGTGTCGGGATGCGATCGTCGTAGACGCGCGCGCCTACGAGGTTCGTCACGTTCGGGCTCCCGAGGAGAAGCGCTTTGATGGCCGGCGCGATGACGATCACCGGTTCACCCCCAGCCACACCTCGAAGGCATACCCCGCATGCGTCGTCACATCCCAGAGGGCCGGCTTCACGCGCACGACCGGGCTCGAGGTGCCGTCAGCGAGGACGAACTTGTCTCTCGGGTCGATCGGCTCTTTCCGTCCGTCGGCGCCGTGGGCCGCGACGGGCCCCATGAACGCGATGTGGTGGCTGTACTCGATCACCTCGCCGGAAGGCATGTTGATCACGCCCGGCTCCCGTTCCACGAACGCGCCCAGCACGACGGGTGCATCGGCGTACTTCGGCCGTTCGTCGGCGTCGAGGCCCACCCACGGCCAGTGTTCCACCGGCTCCTGGATATCCGTCGTGATTGTTGCGGCGAGCGCGATCGCATCGCGAATGACATCGTTCAGCACAGCAGCGCCTCCTCGAGAGAGACGCGCGGGAACACCGTGAGGTCCGTGTCTCGTGTCGCGTTCACCACCTCCACACCGACCGCACGCAGCGCCTTCGGGAGGGTCGCGAAATAGTGCTTCCAGTCGGTGAACTCGTTCTTCCCGGCCTTCCCACTGCACGGATAGAAGTGCAGCCGGCCGTCGAGGCTGCGCTTGAGGTCGTAGCCGAGAAGGACGATGCGACGCGCTCCGAGGTGGACAGCGAGATTGATGGCCTGATACCCGCTGTTCTTCCCGTGCTTGATCGTGTCGCGCCGTTGGACCTGGAGGCCGCCGCCGTTCTCGATACGCATCACCGTAACGCCGTACTTCGCTGTCTCACCCTCGACGCCGAACCGCAGGCCCTTGAAGTTGGCGAGCAGCTCGCGGTCTTCCGGTCGGTCCCAGTCGACGGCGTGATAGGCGTAACGCAGATCCGCCCAGGGCGCCAAGCGAATCGCGGCGTTGATGGCGATGACGTAGATGCAGCCCGCGGCGTGGGCGTTGTGCACGAGCTCGACATCTGACTGGGTGAGGCTCGGCCCACAGCCGATGCAGACCACAGTCGATTCCGGCCAGAGGCGGGGGGCGAAGGTCAACACGTTTTGGCGACCGTGGAGAACTACAGGGACGCCGGCGCCGAAGGAATGGGAGCCGGCATCCATCGTGTCACCGCGTTAGCGGGCGACTCCATCCAACCGAACGTGACCGGTCGTATCGTTGTCGCCGGCGGCTTTCGTCGCCACGCCGACGAGCGTGTTCGCCGTGGAAGTCTTCGTGAACTTTTTCGCGATGTCGTCCCAGTAGATCTTGGCGAGCTCGGTCCAGGCATCGCCGGCGCCGGATTCCTTCGGCACTTCGACGACACCCGTCACCTGTGCCGAGAATTTTGCGCCGGCGGCGGCCGTGACTGTGGCGACAACGACGAGGGAGTCGATCTTGTACGCCGTGCCACTGACGACGCCGCCGACGGGCGCCGTGAGT